CAACGCAACGAGCAGAACCGGAGACAGCCGCACGAGCCGTGCCGTCTGTGTGAATCTCTGCGAATCGGTAAGCCGAAATCGCCGAGGCAAAGTTAAAGGTGCGAACTGCACCGCCGTCAATATTTGTAGCCATTTTAGTATTATCCTTCTTTAGAGTTTAACTATACCACGAGATTTGGCCTCGTTGTATTCGTTGGGGTTTGAGAGCATCACGGCTTTCATTGCCTTGAGCTTAGATGTTCCGTAGTCGCTATGGGCGGCCACGAGAGCTTCAAAAGTTTTGGGTTCTTCCTTTTTCTCGGAAGGAACTTCGATTGAAGGGGAGGCGGGAATGGGCTTAATGCCGAACTCGGTCAGAACTTTCTTCACAACCTCGCTCATCTCTTCCTTCTTATCTTCGGAGGGTTCAACCTCGACAGAGATTTCGGGAGTAGGAGTCTCGGAGGGCTTCTTGTCTTCGGCCATCTCCTCTTTCTTCATTTCTTCTTTGGGTTTCATCGAATCTTCAATAGCCGCCAAGCGAACCTTGATATCTTCGATATCTTTCATATAATTGTTTTCCATATTTGTTTTGTCCTTTTTGTCAAGTGGAGCTTCCTCCGCGGCTTCTTTGGTTACGGCTGGGATGGTCTTGCCTCCCTGCACATAACCGAGTTTTTCCATAAACTTCACCATCTCCTCAAACAATCCGTTTGTGGCGGCTGGGCTGGAAACTAAATCAGCAGAGGCGATGCTCTGGGGGCGAATGTAATCCTTGCCGTTGATGGTCTCGGACTCATTCACAAAGGCTAGGGAAACCCCAAACTGGTCGGGGGCTTCCGATGCCATCTCTTTGATTAGGCCGTAGTGGGGGGAGTTGCGGAGAAGGCGAAGGTCTGCCACTAGCTTCTCCCCTTCGATGCGGGGGTTCCTTAAAAAGCCGACAACCGCCTCTAATCCAGAGCCGTGATTCATCTTTGCCTTCGTTCCATTCTTGGCACTTTCCATAAGTTTGAGGGCAGTCTCTAGGCTTGTTTTATCCACGAAAAGGTCGTGTCCTTTAGCCTCTCCCACCTCCAAAATGCTCACTCCACCTAGCTCCATTTCATCCATCTCCTCGTCTCGGTAGGTACGATAAGCTACTGCAAGCCTTTGGTCGTTGTCGGGAAAATCTTGTTTTGCTGTTTCGTCATCCATGAAACGAGCCACAAACTCGTCCTCAGTTTCTGAGTTTGTCGGGTTTGGTAGGGGCATAAAGCATCGAGGTTATGTCAAAGGAGATCGCCGTCTGCCTTGCGATAGGAGTCTTTGACCTCACCCCCACCCGCCATCTTGAGAAACTTGTTCACCCTAGCCATCGCCCAAGCGTTCCTAGAGTTCGGTTTGCCCCCGCTTATGGTGGGTCGGAAGCTGGTTGAGAACGCACCCGCCCCCCTGCGAAACACTTTCTTCAATGCTCCAAGGGTGGGGGCATTTTTCTTGGGATGATCTTTCTTGAACTCGGCAATCTTGTTCTTTAATGCCTCCTCATTCTCGGCTGAAATCTCTATGTCACCAGCCTTGCTCCTAGTGGATGCCGTGCCCTTGGGGTTCTCCTTTGAGCCTTTAATTCGTTCCTTGGGAGGGGCTGGGGTTTGGGAGACTGGTCGGGCTAGTTCCTTCTTATCCCTTGCTTCCATCTGCCCAACGACTTTCCTTGCCCAAGCATAGCCAGCATCTCCACCCCAGCCATTCCACGCCTGCCAGCCCTTGCCCTGCTCCCCGAAAGTCGCTCCCTTTTTGTCCACTTCGTGCCTATCGAAAAAGGCTTTCATTCTGCGGACGGTATCGGGAGACATCTTAACCCCATTTTGCAAATCCCTCGCCCTAGCGATGCCTACTGGGGTCATTCCTCGTTGGCTGGGTGGTTTCGTCTCCCTAACATCCGAGGCTCTTTTGGCGGCATCTCTAGCTCCTTGTGGTGGGGTGAAATCAATCCCATCGTACTTTGCCAACTCAATCCCGCCCATCATCCCCTCAATCAGCATCTTGATAGATGCTGGGTCGAGGCTTTCTAAAATCTCTAAACTACTTTTTTTTTGAGAAGTGCCAGCGGGGGCGGTCGGGGGCGTAGTGGGTTCTGGGGCTGGGGGTGTTGAGCCTCCAGAAGAATCCCCTTCTTGGTCTTTCTGGCTTGCGATGCGTTCTTCTTTTGTGGTTGGGATGATATTTCCCTCTTGTATCCCGCCAACGATATTGATGGCTTGCTCTCTTGAAATTGTTGGGAAGGCCGATGTGATAACTGAAACTGCGCCCTCCTTGGACAATGCCCCAGCCGCAACGGCGTTGATGATATTGATGAGCGAAGCAACTTGAGCACCATTGAGAGAGACATCAGACACAACGGTTTCACCAGAGCCTTCGCCACCGCCAGCTTGTCCAGACCTCTGTGCGGCTTGCTGTGCATAAACCAAGCTCTCAACGATGTCTGATATCGCCACCGCTGGGATGTCATACTCTTGAGCTAGTTTCTTGATTAAGGCCGCTTCTTGCGCTCTCTGCCTAAAGGAGCTTTCAAAATCTAGGCCGCGCTCGGAGTAGATGTCGGCGGCTGTTCGGAGGCCAGTCTTAAACTCGGAGATCGCAGACTGGCTGTCCCTAGATAAGTCTATGGAGACATTCGCCCCAAAATTAAAGATACCCTTGGTCGTTCTGCTTCCGAGGTTGTTATCGATCAACCCACGAGAGACCGCATCGGCAAGCACGATGTTTTTAATTGGTCGTAGAACCTTGTCATCGATGAGCTTTTGATATCTGCGGAAGGTGCGCCCTGCTTGTTGCATCTCAAGTCTTGCGGTCGGGCCGGACATAGCGGAGGGGTCAACGGCGAAGCTGTAAGGGATGCCAAGGCCAAGGCAGATATTGCGGAGGAGAATCTTGTGGAACTCTGCGAACGCACCAGAGGGACGGCTCGGCCCATCGGGGAACACGATATCTTCACCCGGCTCTAGGTAGGAGATTTTGCCAGACTCAATCGCTTCTAGTTTGATAGTATCACCATTAACATTCTCATCATTCGTGAGGGTGGAGAGGTCGGAGGCGTTGTTGTTATTCCTGCGAACAACTGCGGATTGGCTAGAGGCAACTCGTGCCGCCATCTTCTCGAAATTAACGATATCATAAATGTCGGTGCAATCATTGATGGCTGTATCGAATGCACTTACTCCCCGATACTGATCGATGCGGAGTGGGTCGAACAGGTGAAAGGCTTGGCTTGCAGGAATGGTTGCTTGGTAGGTGTAGAAGTCCCCGATGCTCCTTGAATAAATATCATAAGCCGATGGTGCGCCAGTCGTGCGGTCAATGTGGATTCCTCCGATTAGGTCGAGGCTTGTGTAAACTTTGAAGGGGTCGCCCACTCGGTCTGCTTCAATACCTTGGAGTTTGAGATCGCCTTCCTTGTCTCGCACTAGGGCAAAAAGAAAGTCGCCGTCCCGGAGCATCGACATCACCGCCACCTGCATAAGTGTTGAGCCTGTGTGCCTTGTCGAGATATCACACTTGTCCCACCATTCAGACCAGTATGCTTCCACATCGCTGTTTACTTCGGGATTCTCTGTTCGGGCTTGGTAGGATATGTTTGCGGCGGTATGGCTGGCGAACTTCATTAAGATAGAGCGAACAAGGCCAACATTCTCTGCCAAGTCCCTCGCCCTTTTCATCAACTCGACTCGGTCATAGTTGGAGCGATAATCTTCCGCACCAGAAAGCGAACTCGGGCCTTTGCGTTCCCTTGTATATTTGACCGCATCGTAGGAGAAGTTGACGAGCTTCTGCCGTGCAATCATCCTATTAACTGCCCCCTGCGGGTTCAGAAAGGCAACCGCTTTATCTATTAAATTGAGTTGGGCTTTTTTCACGAGAAGTTGGCGTAGGTCGTGCGGATACGAGTGCCGTTGACAGACTGGATAGCAAGGGTTAGCTCTGCGATAGTGTCACGAACTTCCCCAAGATTCGCCCTCGAAAAAGAGCGTCCCGCTATCGAATAGCTAGACCCAGCCACCGCAATCGCCTCAAGAC